GAACGATGCGATACCGCCAGCGCCTGCGCCCTCCTGGAACGCGCTCTGCGTGTAGAACGCCATAAGCGCCGATTCTATGAGCAAGTCGAACGCGCGGAACGACAGCTCGAAGTTCGTATCCCCGCCGGCCTCGCCGCCGACCAGGATCAGGTCGGACGTCTGTCGGTCGCTTCGGATTTCCTCGGACACGACGGTCGTGGGAGTAAAAGCGAGGCCAGGTGCGCCGGTGTAGCGCAGGGCCTGCAAGTTGCGCGCGGCGCCAAGGAGCGGCGCGTTGCGAGTAGAGTCGCGAACAATTCGGACGCCTACGCGGTTTGTGTCGGACATGAGACGGTTCTCCTGTTAGTTCGGGGGCCTCACGCCGTCCGGGTTAAATCATAGCGGGCCTGCGCCGTGCAGTTGACCTGGTTCCAGCCGTTGACGAGCCCTTGCTCCTCGACGCCTGGGTCGAAAATCGAAAAGCCGCCGACGTTGAGCTGTTCCAGGAAAGCCATGCAAATCTCGGTCAGCGCGTTGCGCCTTGCAGCTGGTTGCCCTTTGCGAACGTAAACCACGGCAGAGACTATACCGAAGCGTCGCACAAACTGCGACGCCCCGCCCGTAATTCCTGCCAGGGTGCCGACGTTGTGCTGAAACCCGAAGCGGACAAAAGCCGGCACCGCGGTGGTGTCGAACGGCTCGGTATCCCAGGCCACGATGCTGCGCGACTCGCCGGCGGCCTCGAAGTGCGCCAGGAACGCCGCGTTTATTTCGTCGTGTTGCGTTTCCGGTGTTCTGGTTGCCGGCATTACGGTATCTCCTCGCGACCGCCGCCGAGCTGGGTCGCCGCCTGGATGCCCTTTTCGACGAAATTCGCCGGCGCGACCGTGCTGTGGCCGGCGTTCAGCACGCCGATGTACGGCACGTTGTTGAAAATGTAAAGCCGGCCCTGCGCGACGTCGAACTTGGCGATCGCCGACGTGCCGGCCTGGATCGCCTCGGAGCGCGCGCCGAACTCGCCCGGACCAGCGCCAGGCGTGCCGACCAGGGTCGAATCGAATCCGGTGGTCGAAACACGCCAGTTTCTGCGCGCGTGGCCGCCCACATAGCCCGCTGGCGCACGTTCTGGATATTGCCACCTGGTAGGGTTGCCCACCGGAGTTCCGGTCACTACGTTGCGGAGAGCGGCTAGGGCCGTCTCCTGGGTCAGCTCGTCGACCGACAAGCGAATAGCGTCGGCCGTTTCCCTGGCGTTGAAAGGTTTCCTAGCCACTTGCCCGCACCTGCGCGGTGAAAATAAAGGTAGAGCCGCCCGGCTTGGTCTCGCCGATCGCGACTATATTCAGGCGCGTGGCGCCGTCCTGGATCGCCCACGACGTCGTCGGGATCGCTGCCAGGTCTCGGGTCGCCACTTTGGCAATCTGATCGCCGACCTGAACGGCGGTGCCGGCGACCAGCTCGCGCCGTGCCGGCGAAAATACCGCGCTCGCTGGAATAGCCGTGCCGTCACCTGTTGTGCCTTTCCACGGCTGGTTTGCGTCGGTGGTGTTCCCTGGTGGCAGCAAGGAAACGGCACGGCCATATTCTGCGATCAGGTCGACCGCGACGGCCTGCAGCTCGATTTCGTCGGCTAGGCTCACGCCCGGATCACTCGACTTTGCGCCGCCGTGACGTAGTCGGACAGCAGCGCCTCGGCCAGCGGATACCTGCGCCGGCGCTTGGTCGCGCCACCGCTGCCGAACTTTTCGGATTTCATAACTGCGCCCTCGACGCGCACCGTTTTCTCGGTGACGGTCTGCGCCTGGCTGTCGTCGGCACCGTAGAAGCTGCCGTCGCCGCTTTCGAGGTATGAGAGCGCGAACTCGGCCGACGCCTGGCCGATTTCGGCCGGGATCGCGGTCGAGGCCAAAATCGTGCCAGTTCGCGGGCTCGGCACGTTATCGCGTGGCCATAGCAGGCCCTGCGTCTCGGCGGTCGCCTCGGCGACGTCGCCCAGGTAGCGCGAGCCGTACACCTGGTCCATGTACCTGGCGGCAGCCACTAACGCGCTTTGCCGCTGGCCAAGCGTGAACGCTTTCCACGCCGTGTTGCGGCCGGTGTTCTCGAAATTCTGGTCGGCGTCTGCGATCGCGATGTATGCTGTCGCGCCAGCCAGGCCGGTGCCGTCCTCCACTAGATAAGCGATCGCCATGCCCTACCCCTTGTTGATGTCCTGGTCCACGTAGAAAACGCCGCCCTTCAGCAGCGTGGCCTTTTCGCCGGCGGCGTCAATCGCTTGCAGGTCGTAGAAGTAGCCGTCCTCGGTCGGCGCGTATGCCTCCGACGCCGTCTGCCGATCGCCTTGCGTGGCGCCTGCCGGCTGAAAGGATAGCCGGCCGTTGGTTGCCGGCGCCACAATAGTGACAGGCATCCGAAACTGTTCGTTGGTTGCGTCGGCCGGGTTTTCCTCGGTGTTCGTCACCAGCTCGATCGCCGTAAAGCCGGTCAGGTCGAGCGCGACGCCGTCGCGTGTCAGCACCATGGTGAACGGCGCCGTATCGCCGCGCGTGTATCGAATTGTCGGGCCCTTTGCAGCCATTAGCAGTCCACCTCCCCGCTGAACTCGTTCTCGAGGTCGGCAGTCGTTTCGGTTTCAACGGCGCCGGCAATCTCGCCGGCCTCCAGTTGTGCGGCCACTTCGGCCTGTATGGTCGCGGAAACTTCGACCGATTCCAGCGCCGCGATCGTCTCGGCCTCCAGCTCGAAGTCTATCTCGTCCAGGTTGATGCGCACGAACGTGCCGCCGCCTCCGGTGCCGCCGGATTTCAAAAACTGCGGGAACAGGTTCGGCGTGCCCATTAGTTGCGCAGCCCTCGCGTCCTGGCTTCAGCCATGAGTTCGTTCAGCTTAGAGCGCAGCGCCTGGCGTTGGTCACGGCGCGCGGCTTGCAATGCCTGAAGCGCGCCATTGTCTGCCAGGGCCTTGATCCGTTGCTTCGCTTGGCCAATCCACACGTCGAGGTCGTCGTCGTCGAGTGTTGTCGGGTCCAGGTTCAGGATCCTGGCTTCGGTTTGCTTGGCGCTCATTGCGGTGTCCTCGTTCGCTCGTCGACCGAAACGTCCAGCACCTGCAGAACGTCGTCGCCCTCCTCGTCGTAGATTGTAACCGTCAGGTCGTCGAGACTCACGACGGCTTTGCCGATCAGGCTTTGAACGGCGCGGCGTAATTGCCGCGAATTTACCAGGCCCTCGACGTCGTAGGTCAGCGCATTGACGACGGCCGGCGTCGTCACAAAATCGCCGGTGCCCTTGACGCTGATTTCGCCGCCGACGTTGCTCACGTCGTCCAGCACCAGCCGGCCAGGGTCCAGGTCCACGGAAACGACGCAGCCGGCCGTCATACCGCGAAGTTCAACGCCGCCGGAATAGTTGCGCATGATCAGGGTCGAGTTCGTGCCCAGGACAATGATCGGCGCTTGTATGCCTGCGGTTTCCGAGAAACACGAATCCAGGACCAGCGTCGCGCCGTCTAATATCGCAAGGGTGCCCTCGATGCCGCAGTTCGTGAGCGTGCCCTCCAGGTCGACCGTGTTCACCAGCGTGGTCGATTGTCTGCCAGTGAGCTGGCCGTTCAGGTCGCCGGACAGTGTCAGCTGTTCAACCACCAGGCCGTCGGTGTTCGCGTTCGCATTAATTTGCACCTCGGCCAAAATGTTCGAGCTGCCCAGGATGTCGTAGTCGCTGATATCGTCGGTGCCAGGGACCGGCAGAACGCCGCGCAGGAATAGCCGTTTCGGCAGGTTGCGCAGCGCGATGATCGTTGCCGCGTCCGTGAGGTTATTCACTGGCGTGCCTGGCGTGCCGATCGGGAACGCTGTTCCAGCCGTGCCGGTTATGGTGTTGATCCACACGCGCGCGTCCGTGAACGACTGGTCCTCGACCTCCTTGCTGAACGTCAGGCCGGCCGAATTGTTCGGCCGCACCGATACCTGGTTGACGTTCGTCACGTCGGCCAGGTTGGTGTTCGCGCCGTTCAGGTTCACCGCGTACTGGCCGTCCTCGAACGTGTTCGTGTAGCCGTTGATTATTTCCACCACGTCGGCCAATGACACCGAGCCCACCGAAATGGGCCCGACGTAATTGTGCGTCCGCGGGTAAACAATGCCCTCCTCGCTGGCCTCCAGCGCGCGAAGCGTCAGGTGATACGTGACCATATTCAACGCTCGAATCTCCTGCGGTGGCGGCGCAGTCACCAGCAGCGTGTCCACTTTGGGCACGCTGATGACTTTTGTCGGCCAGTCGATTGAGATCGTCACGTTGTTGGCCTACGCGTCCGGCGTCCGTACCGCCGTTACCTGGAAGCCCGACGCCGTCACGGTGCCAGTGAGCGGGAACTCCTGAATCGGAGACACGCCACCGTTGCGCACCACGCCAATGACGTCGACGTCTATGCTGTACTTGCTGTTCGCCTGGACAAAGCCGTCCTCCTGGCCAAGCGTACCGCCGCCGCCGATGTCGTCCAGGAACGTGCCGAACGCCTCGTCGAGTGCCGCGACCGCGTGGCCGATAGTGCCGGTCAGCGTGAACGTGGATCCAGTGAACGACGTGTAGGGCACGCGCTTGAACGAGTTCGTGGCAGCGTCAAAAATGCGGACGTTTCCAGGCTGCGGCCAATATGGGTCGATCACCTCGTTGACGACGAAAGTCGTGGAGCCTGCGCCCTGGGCGCCGTTCGCGGTGTACATATCGGTCTCAAGCGCGCCGAGGAGTCGCCGGCCGAGTATGACGCGGTCCTGATCGGACACGCCGCCCTCGACTCCAGACACGCGCACCAGGACAGTCGCCGGCGGCGAAAGCGTGTCGCCGTCCAGGTCCTGCACGGTGTCGGCGTTGGTCAGGTCAGCTTTCAGAACGCCAACACCGAAGCCACCGATCAGGGTGCCGAAGTAGTTGCCGACGACCGAGTTCAGCGGCAGCGTGCGCTCCACTACCGTGATGTTGACGTCAGCGGTCGCGGTGCTAACTCCGGTGATCGTCTGGCCGTCTGTCGGAGCGACGCCAGTCAGCAGCTGTATCCACATTTTCGTGCCGGCTGTCACGCTGTCGATCGCGAGCATTTGCCCGGTGCCGGTTGCCCAGCTCACAGCCTCGAACGCGGCGAACGTGCCGGTCGGCGTGTCGATGTCGATTTCGTGCGTTATGCCGCGGAACAGCTCGCCGGCCAGGCCGAGGATCGTCGCTGTTTCACCGTCGCGCGTGAGGTACTTCAGCCGGTTGTAGAAGCCACGCCGATCGGTCGAGCCCAGGGCCCAAACGACATAGAACGGATCCAGCGGCGCCACCTCGTCGATGTCCACCAGCGTGTAGCCGCTGTCGTTCACGGCCACCGTGTTGTACGGCGCACCGACGACCGCGCCAATGGTCACGTCGTTGAACGGGTCGACCTGGATCGCACCGACGGCGAGTACGCCGAAGCCGACGCCCAGGGTCGTGGCCGCTTCGCGATAGTCGAAGCCGTAGCCGCGCGCGATCGCTCGAACTCGGCCGCCGTCAATCAGCGCGCCGGCGTCCGTGGTTTTCACCAGGAATTGATGCGAGAAACCGAGGACCGGGTCAGGGTTGAACGTCTGCGCACCGTTCCAGAACGCTGTCAGCTTGGTGTTGTTCTGCACGATTTGCGGTTGCGATCCGACCGGGAAACTGCCGGCGATCGCGACGCCGGAGTAGCGCACCAGGGTGCCGCCGGCGCCTTGCGTTATGCTGCCGCCGTACAGGCGCTGCGCTGTCGCGTCGTCAATGTTGTAGATACCGTTCAGCGTGATGATCGTGTCGAACGCTCGCCGGCTGGCTGCGGCCAGGTCGGTGATGTCGAACTCGTCGTCGCCGACGCTGCTCGCGTCGTCCGACAGGTCGCCGAGCCAGCGATGCAGCTCCAGGACGGTGTAGTTTACGGTGCCACCTGTTGCCCGAATGTTGCCGTTCGCGCGGGTGACGGAAAGGTCGTCGCCGATTGCCATTTTCGTTTCTCCTGTTTACTCGTCGGGAATCATTACGACCGTCACGGTCAGGTCTGCTCCGTCAATTGTTCCGATGATATCGCCTTGTTGATAAAGCGGCACGTCGCCCGGCGATGATTTTCGGGCTGCGCCCACTATATCCTGCGCGGCGCCATACGTCCGCGTGTCTGTCACTTCGCCGCTGGCATTGGTCAGCAGGCCGTCGATAATTGCGGTGCCGTTGGCGATCGGTCCCGAGTTCGTCGCCTCGACTCGAACGCGCACGTTCTGAATCGGCGCGCCGAGCTGGGTCACGCATTTGACTGTCAAAGTCAGCGCGCCGGCGACCACGTTCACGGTCGCGCCTGCGGTCCTGATCGTCGGCGTTGTTGCGCCGGCTGCGACGTTGATCGTCAGAGTGCCGGCGCCGACGTTCACGAATATGGTCTCGTTGCCGGTGCTGCCGTCGGTTGCAGCGTAGCCGGCGTCGGTGTTGTTCCAGTTCATTGAGCCGCCGCCGATTGACGTCAGCTCTACCGCGTGCCCGGTGCCGCCGGTGTTGTCGAAGTCGTGCCCGGTGATTTTCCCCAGGTCGTCGGTCGTCATAAAGCTGGAGCTTGCCGCGGTGTTGTGGCCCTGGGTGCTACCGCCTGAAATAGCCGAGCCGCTGGCAGTCAGCAGGACCTCGACGCAATTCGTGAAAATCGGCCGCAGCATGGTTATGCTGGCCGGCCATATTTGGCCGACCGCGTTCACGAATCGTTCGTCGGTGCTGGAACAGCCGCTCGCGTATACCAGGTCGTTCATGTTGATGAACACGTTGCGCAGCCCGGTGTAGCTGTCGGATTGGCTATTCGTCAGCCCAAAAATGAAGTCGAACGGCGCAGCCGCCACGCCGTTGAACGTAATGTCGGTGAACTCGATCACCGTCGCGCCGGTCGTGCCACTTAAAGCGGTAAGCCTGAAATAGTCAGGAGCGACGGCGCTCACGATAGTGTTGCCGCCGGTGCCGTTGTTCACGGTCAGGTTGGCGAAGTTGAGCGTTTTCAGGCTTTCGGTCAGGTACGTGAGCTGCGTCGCCACGCCAAAAGTGACCGGGCCCTCGATGATAAACGAGCCGGCCACGTTCCTGAAAAGGCCATAGGCTTGCGCGTCAGCGTCGGCGCAGTTTAGAAACGTCAGACGGTCGCCGCTCGTTCCACCGCGGAACGTGATTCCCTGGCCGGCGGTGCCGCGGCGAATCGCGTCGACGTAGAAGTTCTGCAGAAAATCCTCGCCCTTGGTCACCGATATGTTGCCGACGCCGCCCACGCGCGTGATATTGGCAGACGGTGCGGTGCCCAGGCTGGCAGCTGGTCGGTCGCCTGGGTCCAGGTTCAAAACGACGTGGACCCAGCCGCCGGCGTAGCCTTTGTCGAGGCCGGTCACGTAGTAAATGGCCTCGGACGACCCGAACACGTAAGCGGCGATGCCGCCGACGTTCACGTCGCGGATCGGGTAAAGGTCGCGCAGCCATAAATGCACGTGCATATCCGTGCGCGTGAAACTCGTCACGGTGGTATAGCAGCCGCGAAACTGGCTGATCGCGGTCGGCGCAGTAGGTCCGACGGCGCCGGCATGACCTGTTGCGGCGCAGTTCGCGCCCTGGAGCTGGATCTCTGTTTCGGACGCTTGCGCGTTGGCGGTGCCGATGTTTGTCGGGCTGCCAGGATCCAGACTAACGTCGGTCAGCTGGCTGGTCAGAGTCGCGGTGGCCATGGTCAGCCGCTCGCGTTGATTTTGGTCCTGGCGATTTCGTTGCCCTGGTTGCCGTAGAAGCGAATCTCCTCGACGCCAGAAAAACCAGTCACCAGGCGCAGGTTGACCAGGTCGCCGGGCGCCAGGTTGCCGGCCGCCGTCCTGGTTGCACCGATCGTAGTCCGCAAAACGCCGCCGACAAGCAGGTCGACTTGCCCGCCTTGGTTTTTCATGCGGCGCACGGTCACGTTCGCAATTGGTGCGTTGATGCGAACAGCCGGTAGGTCTAAATTCCCGCCGGTTGCTGCGGGTACGGTTCTGTCAGTCAGCGGAATACGCGAGCGGCGCTGCTTCACGTTTTGCCGTCGGTAGTACGCCTCGGTCTCTAGGCGTGCCACCTTGCGTTACTCCTGCGGGTTGACTTCAGCGTCTGCCGGCGATTTCCTCGGTGCCGTTGCGTGCGCCAGGTCGAGCGGTGACTTGCTCGCGCCCTTTGCCAGCAGCTTGACGCGATCGCGCACGCGCTGTTCCCTGATTTCGCGACTGCGAGCCTGGGCAGCTCGAACACGTTCGATATGACTGCGACCGTCGTCAGATACGCCGGCCGACAGCAGCTCGTTGCGCTCGTCGCGCAGCTGGTCGGCCTTTGCCTCCAGGGCCGCAATTTCCGCAGCGAGTTCGTCAGCCTTGGCCTGCTTTTCCGCTTTCGCAGCGTCAGCAGCGGCCCGGACCTCGTCGACCGGCGCCGGCTCCTCGCGTGGTACAGCGTCGGCGGCCTTTTTCTGTGCCGCTAAGTGCGCTGCGATTTGCTTGGTGGCTGCGTCGGCCTTTTTGCCCTTGCCGGCCTTTTTGACTGTTTTCGGTTTCGCCGGCTCGGGCTCCGGTGTTGGCTCGGGCTCCGGTGCTGGCGGTGGTGCGTCGTCCCGTACTTCTGCGGGCGCTTCGGCGTCAGCTATGGCCGCCGCGTCTGCGGCTGCCTCGATGTCGTCGACCTTGGTTTCGTCGGTCATTTGCCTGGACTCCTGGTGGGAAAACCGGGCGCTTCACGCGCCCGGTCTCAGACTGTTTTCGCTTACGCTTCAGTTGTTCGCAGTCGTGCGATCTGAATTTGCTTGCGCTCCGGGTAGACGCGGTTCCAGCTTGTCGCGGCGGCGAGGTTGTTCGCCGTTGCGGCATTGCTCGGGCCGCCGTCTGGTGCCGTGCCGATGTAGGCGTGGCCAGCCGGATGCAGGACCCATTCAAGCCTGCTCGACAGAATCTCGACGCCGGCGCCGCTACCTTGCAACGCTTCGCGCGTGACTTCGGTCGGGACCTTCGGCGTGCCGATGCCGAGCTGAATCGCGCCAGGACCGAACAGCCAGCTGTCGTAGTCGTTCGCGGAAACCGGCAAACCGTCGTCGACGATTACTTCCAGGTCGCCAAAGCGCGCGATCTGGCTGCCGTTTTCGCTGTCGCGAATGAAGTCGATCAGGTTGTTTTTCCGCATTTTCGCGTAAACGACCGAGTGGACCATCAGCATGGTGAACGAGTCGAGCGTGTCGCCGGCGGTCAAAGCTGTATCGATCACAGCCTCGGCGCTGAAGTCAGTCACGCCGGCAGCGAAAACGCCGGTTATGTCGTTCGTGTAGTCGCCGGCGTCGTTCGCGGTGTTGTCTGCAAACACGCCGTTCATGGTGGCCACGAACGCGGCCTGACTGCGGCGCGTCCAGTAATTCGCAACACGCTGCGCGATCGCTTGCATGGGATCGGAGCCAGCCAGGGCAGCGGAAAGGTCAGCGGCCGACCAGTGCTGGTTACGGCTCAGACGTACTTGGATTTCCTGGTTGCTGGTGATTTTATTCGGCACCGCCACGTTCGCGGGCACGTCGTCGCCGACGTTGTCGACGTCGTTCGGAATATCGTTCCAGCTCGGATCGTTAAAGGTTTTACCGCCGCCGGCGAGCGAGGTATTCAGGTCGCCGTTGACGATTGCGGCGCCGGACTGAATAAGGCGCGACTTTTCCTGCGTCAGCACCATCATGTACGGCGTGAAAATTTCAGGGACTACAACGTCCGCGATCTGTACTAATGCCATGAGAGTGT